CATAACACCTAAGACGTATTATCCAGCAATGACATAATGGCAAATTATTCACAAGGTAAATATGCAAAAATGATTTCAGACCGATCTGGTCTTGCATTTCCTTATAGGGAAATGGTTCAAGAGTGGACAGGTATGTGGGTACATAGTTCAGAATTCGAACCGAAACAACCACAACTAATGCCACGACCCGTGATCGGTGATCCGCAAGGATTGGCTCATTCAAAACCTTCACGTAAGGCTTTTGCTACAGCGGTTGCTTTAGATAATAATCCTTTTACTACAACTGGAAGTAGTGCTTCAGTTACAGTGAAATGTAAGAATCAACCTTTTTCCACTGATGATTATATTCGTTTTACGAATGTAGCTAATGCAGTTGGGGGAGTAGCTAAAGCTACTTTTGAATTATCAACTACTTTAAATGGAGCTATTACAGATAGTGCTACGAGTTTAGTGCTCGCTGATAGTTCTCAGTTTGTAGTTCCAGGTTATATTTGCATAGCGAAATTTACTAACGATGCTTCTTATGATGAAGGAAATGATGTTAGTGAAACTATTTACTATACAGCCAATAACACGGGTACTAATACATTATCAGGATTAACACGAGGAACAGCTGCTCCAATAAATGGAATAACACCTTTGGATACAACAGCAGGATCTCATAGTAGCGGAGCAAAAGTATACGGCTCTTATAAAATTACAAAACAAACAACAACCGAAACTATTGCATCTCCTCCAGGATCAGTTACAGTAAGTAATAGTTTTACATTTAGTTTAAAAAATGCTGCGTCCAGCACGGAAACAGGCGGAGGATTTTTCGCTTTCGGTGGACCAGTGAATGAGAGACCATAATGTCAGGAATTAGTTATACAACATTAGTAAGCATGATTAGAAGCTACACAGAAGTAGGAGATACAGTTCTTACTACAGCTGTTCTAGAAAATCTTATTTTAAATGCTCAACAAAGAATCATGATGGAGGTTCCTATTGATTCAGATAGAAAAGCTCAAACTGGAAGTTTAGTAGCTGGACAAACAACTATTAACTGTCCTGCTGGAGCTCTTTTTATTAGAGGAGTTCAAGTATATACCTCTACGTCTGCTGTAACCGGAGCTAATGAATGGCTCTTAAAAAGAGATCAAACTTTTTTACAAGAATATGTACCTTCCACTGAATCAGCTAAAAGGGGAAAACCTAAATACTACGCTATGTTTGGAGGAGCGACGGGATTATCAGATACTACATCAGGAAGAATAATGGTGGCTCCAGTTCCAGATGCAGCCTATATGTTTCAAATTCATTATAATTTGATGCCAGCAACTTTAGAATCAGATAATGAGACTAATTATATCAGTTTAAATTTCCCTCAAGGGTTATTATATGCCTGTTTAGCAGAGACTTATGGGTATTTAAAAGGTCCAATGGATATGTTGACACTTTACGAAAACAAGTATAAACAAGAGATAGAGAAATTTGCAGGAATGCAAATAGGTAGAAGACGAAGAGATGATTATACGGACGGAACAGTTCGTATACCGATCGAGTCTCCACCTCAATAATTAGGAGTAAACTATGGCAAATACATCAGCAGTTTGTACATCATTTAAAGTAGAACTTTTAAAAGGTGAACATAATTTCACTAACTCTACTGGTGATACTTTCAAAATTGCATTGTTTGATAGTGACGCAACTTTAGGAGCAGCAACTACAGGTTATTCAACATCTGAAGAAATTACAAATACGTCTGGAACAGCTTATACAGCTGGAGGTGCAGCGTTAACGAATGTGACGCCAACTTCAAGCTCAACAACAGCTTACACAGATTTTTCTGATGTGTCGTGGACTAGCGCATCTTTCACCGCGAACGCAGCTTTAATCTACAATACAACAACTGGAACAGGATCAGGAACTACTGATTCAGTTTGTGCTATTGCTTTTGGTGGAGATAAAACAGCAACTAGCGGAACTTTCACAATTCAATTCCCAACAGCTGACGCATCGAACGCTATACTAAGAATAGCTTAGGGGTCTCGTCATGGCTGATATAACTGTATCAGTAACAGGCGTACAGGCGATTGTTAATCCAACTCGCTGGAACGCTCAAAATACACCTTATGGAGAAGGTGCATGGAATACAGGAGGATTTACTACTAACGATGTAATTCCAGGTTGGGGTCACTTAGCTTGGGGTCGTGCTAATTGGGGCGATCTAGATATTTACGAAGAAGGTTGGGGAAGAAGCTCTTATGGTGAAGAACCATGGGGAGGCACTCATAATAAAAATGTTTCCATTACCGGATTATCAGTCACAGCAAGTTTAGGAACTGTAACATCAGTTATAGATGTTACTGTTCAACCAACTGGTTTAGAAGTCACATCAAGTTTAGGAACAGTCACACCAGTGACCGACGTCACTGTTGCACCAACTGGAGTATCTTCAACAGCATCGATCGGATCAGTAACAGTTGCTGATCAAGTAATGGGTCTAACAGGAGTTAGTGCAACTGCTTCTATTGGATCTGTAACAGTTGCAGATCAAGTTGTAGGTTTATCTTTAGATGAAATGACTGGAGGAATAGGTTCTGTTACTATTCCAAACGTAGGAGTTCCATTAACAGGAGTAGAAGCAACTGCTTCAATAGGAACACCACTTGTTCTTTCAGGAGTGGTGGTAGAGGTAACTGGTTTAAGTGCCACAATGTCACTTGGAACCATAACTCTTCCGAACGTAGGTATACCAGTAACTGGTTTTGAAATGACTTCTTCAGTAGGAGAGTTAAGTCCTGCTACAGTTACAGGAGTTACAATGTCCGCGATGACCGGTTCTATAGGATCCGTGGTCATTGAATCTAAATACCCAGTTACAGGAGTATCGGCTACAGCAAGTGTAGGATCATTAACAATAGCGGATCAAGTAGTAGGGTTTTCAATGGATGCTATGACAGCATCAGTTGGAACTCCAGGGATTATTGCATATGCGGATATTGACACAGGCTCAAATACGTCTTATAGTAATGTTTCAACGGGCTCGAATACATCATATTCAAGTGTTGCAACTGGATCAAATACCAGCTATACGGACGTAGACGGTAAAGCAGCTTAGGAGAATAAAATATGGCATCGACATATACAAATTTAGGTGTAGAAAAAATGGCTACTGGCGAGAATGCCGGTACATGGGGAACGAAAACTAATACAAACTTAGAAATTCTAGAACAAATAGCAGGTGGCTATATAGCTCAATCTATTGCAGGTGGAGCTGGAACAACAACATTAAGTGTATCTGATGGTTCAACGGGTGCAGCAATGGCTACTAAAGTCATTGACCTTACAGGTACAATTACAGGAAACAGAATTGTAACCATTCCTGACGGAACGGAAATGCAATATGTTATTAAAAATTCTACGAGCGGTGCTTATACCGTTCAAATTAAAGGAGCGTCTGATTCAGGCTCTGGATATACTTTCGCAGCAACTAAGAAAACAACAGCTCTCATCTATATGGATGGGTCTGATGTTAATGAAATTACTACTGGTGGAGATGTCGTTGATGATACTTCTCCTCAATTAGGTGGTGACTTAGATGTTAATGGATATGATATTACTTCAGCTTCAAACGCTGATGTAGATATTGCTCCTAATGGAACAGGAAACGTTGTTCTTAAAACAGATTTAGTAAGTATTGGAGGAGGATCTGAAGTCGGTCATGTTTCTTCTAATGGTGCTTACGATTTAAAATTAGATACAAATTCAAGTACGAACTCTAGTAACCTTACAATTACGGATGCAGCTAATGGAGATATAACGATGAATGCAAATGGTACAGGATCATTTGTACTTCAGGGAAATTCTTCACGCGGTGGAAAACTAAAAATTTACGAAGACACGGATCTGGGAACTAATTTTGCAAGTTTTACTACTGGTACTTTATCGGAAGATACTGCTTACACATTACCAACGGCACTTCCCTCTACTTCGGGAGATGTTCTTGCTTCTACAGATGCAGGGGTTATGTCATGGACAACAATTTCTGGTGGTCAATCATGGCAAGCTGTTAAAACAAGTGGTTTTACAGCAGCAGCGGGTGAAGGTTATTTTTGTAATACTACTTCAGGTGCATTCACAGCAACATTACCAGGTTCAGCATCTATTGGA